TTACAAAAGTTGAGAAAAGAATTAGATATAAAGCAATAAACTGATTCCGGATTAAAAAAATAAATTTAAAAAATTTTTGAAAAAGTGATTGACAGATAATAAAGTATATGATATACTCTTAAATGTAAGAGAGATACAGAAACATAAACATAAGAAAGGTAAATAAAGAAAAGTTGAAATAAACAATTTCAATAATTCTTTAAATAAATAAAAAATATGAATAATAGAGTAGATAATAATAACAGAGGGCCGCCGAAGTAAACAAAACAAAAAACTATAGAATATTAGAATATTATTAAAAATTTTGTTTTGAAAAAGCGCCCATTGGCAAACAAATTAAAGTTCGGGCATGTTCCGATTAATCACCCTATAAAAGACATGTGGAGAGCACATAAATCTGTCAAAGAAAGAAGGTAAAGTATTATGGTAAGAATACGTAATGAGGATTAATAATCCTAATTAATAATGATTCATCCCTAATAAAAAAAGGAGAATTTTATGAAATCGGGAAGAAGTAAAAATAATATATTTATTCGTGATAAGCCTTTAACTGAAAAATATAATATATAATAATCCAGCCGTAAATTGAATTTAATTATAAATATAAAAATAATGAAGGGGGTACTTATAATATTGAGTATCCTCTTTATTTACATAAATAAGAAAGGAGAAAAATATGGCTAATAAATCAAGAAAAAGTTATGTACGTAAAAAACCTTTAAATTTTAGTAGCGCAGACGAATACGAAAGGTGGAAACAAAGACAAAGAGAAATAATAGATGAAAAAGACAATGAAGAAAATCCCAGCTTTAATTTATATACATTTTATTATACGTATATAGAATGCGGGCATAGAACTAAAAATAAAAAACATTGTATAATTGCGGCAGAAACACAATATGAAGCTGAACAAATTTTTGATATGATGGCTAAATTTTTTGAAATAGATAGACCTAAAATCAGAAATATTGTAGAGGTTTATTGGCTTCAAAAGAAAAATAATAACTTTGTAAATTTTAGTTACAACTATACTACAAGAGAAGTTGCCGAAGTATATCAAGATGATTATTTAGAGTATTACTGGGAAAATTATTTAGAAATGTAGAGGCAAAAATATGTTTGATAATATAAGCATGGAAGAAATATTAAAAAATTTGTGGAATGCTAATTTTTTTGCAAGTTTATACAAAGTAGAATTTATTGTGTGGAGTGGAAATGCTATTGTTTTTAGAGAACAAAAACAAGGTAGCGAAAATATTTTAAAAAGAACATTTAATCAATTAATATTAGAAATTGGGAATGAAAATACTCCTATGAAATGTCGCATGGAAATACCCAAAACACAATATTCTACTGATAAAGATGAAAATGTGGAAGTAATAGATTATGTAGAATTTAAAAATAAATGTATGATACAGGCAGAAAAAGAAAGCACTTCATAAGAAGTGCTTTTTTAAAAAATATCGCAAAAAGTATTGACTTTCTTTTCAATATATGATAATATAAGTATATTAATTAAGGAGGTATTACTTATGAATAAAAATATTAAAAGATTTTTAGGTGGTTTTGAAAGTGCAGATACCAGAATTTCTTATGAAAATGACCTTAATCAGTTTTTTGAATTTACTAATATAGAAGAAACAAAAATTACATACGGAGAAATATACGACTGGAAATCTGAAATGGTTAAAAGAGGGTATGCAAGTGCTACAATAGCTAGAAAGCTTACAGCAATAAAAAGCTATTATGATTTTCTTTGTGAAATTGGTATTATATCTCTTAACCCGGCTATGTCAGTAAAATCTCCAAGTATCAAAAATAAGAAAAAAGATTATGTACCTATGGAAAAAGCTAAAAATTTATTAAAAGAAGCTACTAATCCTAGAGATAAAGCTATTATAGCTATTTATCTTTCTACTGGTATGCGAGTTAGTGAACTTATTAATTTAACTTTGGAACAGTATTATTCCCAAACAATAATTATTAAAATTAAAGGGAATAGAGAAAGAAAGATATATTTCAATGAAGAATGTAGAAAAATAGTAGATGCTTATATAGCAGTACGTAAAGATTCTGATATTCCTAATTTATTTATTAGTAATCAAGGAACTCCCATGAGAAGGGATTGTATTTCTAAAATGTTGCGTAAAGTAGCTGGTAAAGCTAATATTGAAGAGCATATTAGCAATCATACCTTAAGACATACTTATGTTAGTGAAATATGTAATGAATATGGTATTAATGTAGCAAAAGATGTTATATGCCATTCTGATATTTCCACCACACAAAGATATGCTCATAATACAGAAGATACTGTAAAAAATGTAATGCTTAATGTACAGTTAGCTTAAAAGGAGAAAAAATGAAAATAAAAGAAGTGATGATAATGTCCTTATTAACTAGATGTTGGAATGTATTTTTAGAATTAGATTCTCAACATCCTGATGAACAAAAAGATTTTATGGAAGGAATTCATAAATGTCAGTATGTAATGGCTATGAGATGTGCTAGACAATATGAACCAGGATTATTTACAAATAAAAATGAGAAAGGAAATAAATAATATGAAAGAAATAAGAGTTAGTAAACATGCTAGAGAGAGGTATGCAGAAAGAGTTAAAGAAAAAAATGATAAATTAGACATGGCTCGTTATGTTATTGAAAATGAAGCTAAAATAGATAAAGATATTTCTGCCATGGTAGAATATGGTACTTTGGTATATAAAGGGCCACAACGTTGGAACGAGAAAAATAATACTGCTATAGAGATTTATGTTAATGATTTATGGGTGGTATTATTGGATTCTAAAACTGAAAATGTAATTACTTTGTATAAGGTAGAATTAGGATGTGGTGAAGAACTTAATTTAACTTATATGAATAAGTTAATGAATAAAATAAAAGAGGCTAATGGGAATGTAAAAGAAATTGAAGAAGAAACCAAGAAAGAAATTGATGAATATACTCAGATAATTCAAGATACTAATAGGCAAATTAATGAGTATAGATTTAAAATTAATCAATTAGAAGAAATAGCAGAAGGATATACTGCCGCTATTAAAGCAAATCATTCTAAAGTAGCATTAGCAAAAGAAACATTGATAGATACAATTGGTTTATTAATTCAGAAAAGAATGTTTTAAATTGAAGAAATTAAAGGAGGTGGTTAAATTGAATGTGTTAAGTTAAAATAAAAATATACGGAGGTATAAATGAAAGGAATAAAAACAAGTATATGTTTGTTAATGATGTGTGCTTTATTGTCTACATTATTTACAAACATAGCTAAAGCTGAAACTACTAACCCATACGAAGCTATATCTGTCTCTGAGGACGACATAAACCTTCTTGCCGCTCTAGTGTTTTGTGAAGCCAGAGGTGAATCAGAAGATGGACAAAAAGCCGTAGTAGAGATTGTTCTAAATCGAGTTTTAGACAGCGATTTTAAAAATTCTGTTTATGATGTTATATACGAAAAAAGACAATTTTCTACAGCAAGTAAACTTAAAGGTACTACTCCTAATAAAGAAAATTATGAAGCAGTAAATTATGTGATAGAAAATGGGCCAACCATTCTCTCTACTAATTATGTTTATTTTTCTGTAGGAAAGTCAAATGGTCATAACTTTACTAAGCTAGGTGGTCACTGGTTTAGTACAAAGTAAGAAAGGAATCATATGTTAAGTTTTCCAATTAAATTTCATACCCCAGAAGAAGTAAAAGAGTTTGTAGAATTGGCTTCACAGCAGAATTATGATATAGATATATCTCTAAATCATTATGTTGTGGATGCCAAATCTATTATGGGAATTTTTTCTTTAGATTTATCAAAAGAATTGGTTGTTACATTTCATTGTTCGGAAGAATATCAAAAAGATTTTTATAAAAATTTTCAGAATATTCTTGACATATAAATTAAATTGTTGTATGATATAGAAACAATAGCAATTTAATTTAGAAAAGGAGGTTCGTAAATGGGTGGAGTACCCAAAAAGAAAGTTTTTAATCGTAACAGTAAAGCTTTCAAAACCAAGAAATCTTATATAATGAATGGAATTAAAGAAAGTGAAAAAACAATAGCTATCAATGCGGCTTTGTCAAGTTACTATTCTGCCATTCAGACTATAAAAGATTTGATTGCGGCAGGAAAAACTATTACAGATATAGATGCATTCTGTTCAGCCGAATTGGAAAGAAAAGAAATGATGGAACAGGGAACTAAAAATCTTTACCTTAAAGACCAAAGTCCAATCAGTAAAAATAATTAAAAATATTTTTTAAATAAGGAGATAATAAAAATGGAAAATGTAAGAGCGACAATCAATAATGGACTTATTATTGGCACACTGTCTGAAAAATCTACAGAGATTAAACAGATAGAAATTGAAAAAGAAGATAAAACAAAAATGACTTGTAACGCTATACAGGGCAACATTGTAATTTCTACAAAAAATGGAGATTACAATTTAAGAATCAGTCAGCCAGAATATAACAGAAAAGGAGATAAAGCAAAACTTTATGCGAACATGGAAACATTGCATAATTCTTATGTTTCAGCGGCAGATGCGGCAAAGAACAAAGATTTAACTCCTGATGTTATAAGCGCAACTGTAAACTTAGGTTGCTGGGACAGGTACAATCAGAACTCAGGCAAAATGGTATCATCACCACAGGTAAGAATCATTAAGGTGAACCGTGAAAATGCAGATAAGGAATCTCAGACAGACTTCCAGTTAGAAGGAGTAATCAGAAGTATTAAGGCTGAAACAATTCCTCCTAAAAATGAAAGTGATGAACCAGAAGAAACAGGCCGCTACATGGTGGAATTTATTACCATCAATTTCCGTGGAGAAGCAGAACCTTTCACTTTGATTGTTCCAGAAGATTTAGCCGAAGCATTTGTCGATGGCTATGTAGATGAAATTACAGGTGAACAGGTTCCAGGATATGCGCCAGGAGATACGTGCTGTTTGGGTGTAGAACTTAATATGCATCGTATAGGAGGACAGAAGCAGAAAAAAGGCGGCTTTGGTAGAAAAGCCAATACTAATGAAGGGTTTGAGATTTTAGAACTGCTTGTTATAGGTGGAGAACCTGCCTATGATGAAGATACAGAAGATGAAAAGAAAAAGCCTTTCACGCCAGATATTATGAAATCTCTTATGGTTGAAAGAGAAATGAAGCTTAAGGCTCTTGAAGATAAAGCAAAAGACGGTTCAACTGCTAATGCGGCCCCTGCTTCTAAAGCCGGGAAGTCTAAGGGATTAGGAAACAGAAAGCCAAATGTAGTCCCAATGTCTGGCATGGAGGGTGCACCATTCTAAGCATAGGCTAAAAAACGTTACAAAGGGTATAGGAGAGGTTTTAATGTAAGAGGTGGGGAATTGGGTAGCCTATTAACTTAAAACCTCTCTACTGCCTTGTAACATTTAATAATTTAACTTCATCATCATAAAAATAAGAAAGGTAATATAAAATGTCAGAAAAAATCGAGAAAAAGAAATCAAATCCATTATTAGATTTAGAGATTGAAGATATGGTTGGTGGGTTAGCAGGACAAAAAGTTTTAATTTACGGCAAAAATTCTACAGGCAAAACCTTCCAGGCCATGAAGTGTGATAGAGCCTTACTCTTAATGACTGAATCTGGTGGAAATGGAATTAGAGGGTATAAAAAGCCAGTTAATTCATGGGCTGATTTTATAAATTATGTATCTTTGCTAACTAATCCTTCCACTTATCAGGAAATGTCAGAAAAATTCTTTACAATTGTAATTGATACAGCAGAAAATCTTGTTGACCTTTGTGAACAGTCAGTATGTAAAACTTTTGGAGTAAGAGATTTATCTGAAATTGAAGGTAAAGCAAATGGTTATAAAATAGCCAGACGGCAGTTCGCTACACAGATTAATAAACTTACGTCTATGGGTTATTTTATTATTTTTATAGCTCATGAGGAATTAGATGAAAAGCATTTCAATGAATTAACAGGTGAAATTATTCCTTATTTACAGCCAAAAGGAAGTGGAAATGAAAAATCTTCTATGCGTATGATACGTGATATTTGTGATTTCACTATTTATACAAAGGCAAATGGTGTTGACCCAGAAACAAATATGACTATTAAGTCTACTGGAATTTGTAAAGAAACATCTCATGTTTTTGCAAGAAGTCGTTATGCTATGCAGACTTATATTGACCCTTTTACCGCGGCTAATATGTGCGAAGCTATGGAAAAAGCCATTGCTAAATCAGCAGAAGATGAAAATATTGGTTTGACTACATTTTCTATAACTGATGAAGTGCATACAAAAGAAGATTGGATTAATTTAATTAAGCCTTATATGGCTAAATTATATAAACCTTATCCTGATTTTGTAAATGAAACAGTTTATGGACAGTTAGGAAAAGGCCGTACAGTAACATCTGCTACAGAAGAAGAAATTTCTTGTTTGGAAAGTATTTATAATACTTTAGCAGATTTTGCTTGTGATAGAGGAATTATAGTGGAGGATGAATAATGGGAGTAAAATGTTACTATCCTTATCGTAAACCAAAAAAGAAATCAGAACCTTCGACTTCTTTTATTAGTAGAGAATCTTTTATTAATTATTTTTTAATAGCAATGGAAAATAATTATAAATTTGTTGCTGTAATTATAAAAGATGATAGGTTAAAAAAGCCTGAAATAATAATTAATATGGCAGAAAACATAGAAGAAAAATTTAAATATTATTTGGATGCTTATGACGATGTTTTAGTTCTTAAAACGTGTGAGCATATCAGAATAATAGGTGTTTCTTTCTTCGATGAATTTCCGTCCGACATTGTATCTCCAATGGTGTTGAGATAAAAGAATCCCTCTGCCGTTTGGTGGAGGGATTATTTTTATAAAATGTAACTTTTTAATCAAAAAAAATAAAGAAAGGAATTGGTTAAATAATGTCAATACTAAACCGTTTCCCAACTGGGGGAGGTATACCTGATGATTTAAATACAACCCCAGCAGAAGTATTAGAAGGATTTAAATTTATAGGTTCACTTCAAGATGATATTGAAGTAGGAACTTTAAAACTTACTGGAAATGCTAATAGTCAGCATGTATTGAAAAATCAAACTTTTTATACTACTAACCCTAAAGAAAAAGAGGCTGGAAAACTTGAAGTCAACAATATTAGCAATTTTATTTTAACTTTATCTGGTGGAAGAAATATTGTAGCTCAATGGACTAATCCTCAAGTACAAACAGGTCGACCTTATAGCGGAGTGTATATTAAATATCAGACTGGTTCTTATCCGTCTATAAATAGTGGTACACAAGCGTACAAGGGAGTAGGGAGTAACCAAGACCCATCTGCTGTATCTCAGGTCAATTTATCATTACCAGCTTTAGATACCACCTATTACTTCATCATTTACTCTTATTGTGTGACTTCCAATGGGGAATTATTAGGTGAACAATTAAAAGCTACTGTTAGAACAGGTACTATTCAAACTATTAGTATTAATTTTACACAAAATTACACTATCCCCGCAGGATACAATTCAATTGATATTTTCTGTGTAGGTGGCGGTGGGGGAGGGGGTGCTGGATACCGGTTTACGAGTAATGCCTATGAGCAAGGTGGAGGCGGCGGTGGAGGTGGGTACACCGCCACAGCTCTTAACATAGGCGTGGCTGCTGGCCAGATAATGAATTGCGTCATCGGAAACGGAGGCGGGCAAAACACAGCTATTAACGGCCCAGGTGGCACGGGTGGGACAACATCGGTATCAAGAGGAGGCATTGTCTTATGCACGGCAAATGGTGGAAAAGGCGGAGATGGGGCTAGTGGTGGCAATGGTGGCATAGGTGGTTCCGGTGGTGGTAGTGGTGGATATAATGACTTAGACACAAGGCCGGTCATAAGAGCCGGTGAAAATGGATTTTCAGACGGTAGCGGATGGAGTAATAGACCCGGCCAGGGACGTACAACAAGAGCTTTTGGAGAAGCTGGAAATACTTTATATGCTGGCGGTGGAGGCGGAGGTGGAGTCTCATACGGCAATCCTGGTGCTGGAGGTGCAGGCGGAGGAGGTGCAGGCGGGGCACATAATGGCACGGGCAACGCAGGTGCTGCCAACACTGGCGGAGGCGGAGGCGGAGGTGGCGGAGCCGTTTATGGAACTGCCAAGGCTGGTGGCCCCGGAGGCTCTGGTGTTGTTCTTATACGATTAAAGTAAGGAGAGACTTAAATAATAGCACATGAAGTTTTTGCAATGATAGCGGTAGAAAAGAAGGAATGGAAGGAACAGGTATAATTTTGTTAAGAATTCATTAATTCTTTATATAAAAATCCCGGTGTATCTCACCGGGACTTTAAATTGAAAAAATTAGTGAATTGTGTTGACAATTTATATATAGAATGATATAATAAATATCAAGGAGGTGGAAAATTGGTAAATAATTTAAAAGAGAAAAAAGAGCCTCAAATAAAATGTAGATATTGTGGAACAAAAGTAAATAAAATAAAAGCTTTTCCACATCCTACTAAACCTAGATATTATTATTGTAACGAAGAATGTTATAATAATGAAGTACAAAAAAATCAAGGGAGAAAAATAAATAGTACAGTAGCGGATGGCATGGTTACTTGCCGTTGCTGTGGTAAAAAAATAATTAAAGAACAAGCTTTTTCTATTAAGGAAAGATATTATTATTGTTCTGAACAAGAATACGAAAGTAAATATAAAGGAAGTGAAGCTTATTGGGAAGAAACATTTTTAGATTATGTTTATTTTGATATTACTGTAAAGCAATGTGATTATCCTTCTATACAAAGACAGGCAGGAATGTATCATGATAAATATAATTTTAAATGGACAGGAATGGTTTTAACCTTACAATACTGGTTTGAAACTTTACAAAATTCTTGGAATTCTGATTATGGTTTGGGACAAATATTTCCTAAATATTATGAAGAAGCCAAAAATTTTTATTATGAAAAACAAGAGATACAGAAAAAAGTAAATGAAATGGAAGAAGGTGATAAAATAATAAAAATTCCTAGAAAAAATAAGTCAGTAAAAGAAGAAATAAAGAAATGGGAGGATTTATAATGCTTTATTCTGCTTCTGACAGTTCAATGGTATTAGGAATATTGTTTCAAAATCCTTCTTTAGTTACAAGTAGAAAGTTTCCTATTTGTTCAGACGATTTTAAACCTATTCTATTTCATGAAATATTATTTAAATCTATAGCATGGTTATTTAAAAATGGGGCAGAAGAAATAGATGAAATAATATTAGATAAATTCTTACAGAATTATCCTTCTCAATTAGAAGTGTGTATGGATAACAATTATTTAGATTTTATAGCAACAGCGAAACAGCTTGTAAATCCAGATAATTATGAACTCCATTATAATATTGTAAGAAAATATAGTTTATTAAGAGATGCTAAAGATTTAGGAATTGATATTACTTCATTTTATGATGAAGATAAAACAGAAGAAAGCCAAAGAGAAAATCTGAATCTATTTGATATAAAGAAAATGCTTGCTAAAATTAGTGAGAAAACAGATAAACTTAATATGAAATATGATACAGAATTATGTAAAGAAACAATGAGAGCTGGTGCCGATTGGGAAAATACGTTACTTGAATTTGAAAGTAATCCTGTTATGGGTGCTATGTTACAGTCTCCTTATATGAACACTCTTTATCGAGGGTGGCAACAAGGACATTTATTATTGAGGTCTGGTGGAAGTGGTTGCGTAGATTCTGAAACAGAATATTTTAATGGGAAAGAATGGAAATCTATTGCTCAGTATACCCCAAAAGAAAAAGTATTACAGTATAATGCCGATGGAACCGCAGAGTTGGTAAAGCCTTTGCGCTATGTCAAATTGCCATGTAATGAAATGTATCATTTTGAAACTAAGTATGGACTTAATCAAACTTTAAGTGAAGAACATCGAGTAATTTATTTATCAAAAAATAATACTTTACAAGTTAAATCAATGAAAGAAGTATATGAAAATCATATAAAGAGTGTAAAAGGATTCAGAGGACAATTTATTACTAGTTTTAAATATAATGGAAAGGGTATTGATTTAACAGATAATGAAATCAAAATAATGTGCGCTGTTATATGTGATGGAACATTTACACATAGTAATACTACATTATGTAGATTTCATATAAAGAAACAAAGAAAAAAAGATAGCCTTCGTAATCTTTTTAAAGAATCTAATTTACAATGGAGAGAAAAAGAATCTGCCGCAGAAGGTTATACAGATTTTTATATTTATGCACCACGTAGAGAAAAAGAATTTTTATCTTATTGGTATAATTGTACACAAAAACAGTTACAAATTGTGTGTGACAATATTTTACAATGGGATGGATGTACTACTCAAAATAGGAAAAGTTTTTCTACTACACTTCTTTCTACAGCTAATTTTATACAATTTGCTTTTAGTGCTTGTGGTTATAGAGCATCTTTAAAAGAAAAAAATAGAGTAGGAAGAATTAGAAAGATTAACAACAAAGAATATGTTACTAATACTATAGATTATCAAGTAAATATATCTTCTAATAAAACATGTAGTTTAACAAATGAAAAGAAAAACAACATAGAGAAAGTAGTTCCTAAAGATGGTTTTAAATATTGTTTTACCGTTCCTAGTTCTATGTTAGTATTACGTAGAAAAAATAATATTTTTATTACAGGTAATTCTGGTAAAACAACCACAACCATAGGAGATTTATGTAATGTATGTGCCACTAAGTATTGGGATTACAAAGAAGAAAGATATGTAGATAATCCTAATCGTGATGGTGACGGTTTTATGATTCACACAGAAATGCAACAGAAAACGGAGGTACAGCCTAAATTTATTTCTTGGATTAGTGGCATTCCTTATCATAGGATACTTAATGGAAATTATAATAAAATAGAAAAAGAAAGATTACTGGAAGCAGGAAAAATTTTATATGAATCTCATATTGAAATTTTTAACCAGCCAGATTTTACCACACCAAAGTTAAAAGATATTTATAGGCAATGTTTTTTATGGGGTGCCAAATATTGTTTCTTTGATTATATTTGGGATAATTCAGAATTTGGTAGTGAATATAAGCAAAGAGTTAGTACTCCTATTCGTCAAGATATGGTATTATTTGAGATTGCAAAGGTTCTTAAATCATTATCAGAAGAATATGATATAGGAACTTACAGTGGTACTCAGCTTAATGGTAAAGAATCTGTTAATGATATTATTGACGAAAATTGTATTTTTGGTTCAAAACAAATTAAAACTAAATTAGATGATGGAGGTATTTTACTTCCATTAAGACCCAAAGAAATGGAATTGGTAGATACTTTATTGAATCGTAAAGGATTTGGTACGTGTAAACGACCTACTCATATTACTCATAATTATAAAACTAGATTTTCTATGTATGGTCAAGGTGTTAAAGTATGGCAATATGTAGATTTGGGTACAGGTAGAACAGAAGATATATTTTGTACCAATCAATTCAATTCTCCACTGAGTGTAGAAAGGACAATTATAAATAATGAATAAAAAATGGATTGATATATGGAAATTAAGGAAGGGAGTAATAAAAAAGAACAATGAAGAACTTAAACTTAGCAAAGGATTTTTTATCATTTTTAGGGGCAAAGTTGAAGTATTATTGGCTACTTGTGAAAATGGGCGCAATTTGTTTGATAGTTATATTGCTGAAAATGACTCAAAAATGGGTGGATTTTTTAGAATATATATATTCTTGTTTGGAATAATGTATAATAAAAATAAATAAAAAAAGGAGAATAAAGAATGGGAAGTTTAAGAGAAATTACGGGGGATATGCTCAAACTTATGATTATGTTGGAGGATGAACCTGATTCAGAAGTATTAAAAGATACTTTAGAAGGAATGGGAGGCGAATTAGATGATAAGGCAGAAAAATATGTATACGTAATTAAGGAATACGAAAGTAAAATCGAAGCTATTAAAAAGGAAAAAGTCAGATTGGAAGATAGGCAGAAAACAGTAGAAAACGCTATGAACCGTTTAAAAAAAGCTCTTAAAGAAGCTATGGAAGTTACAGGTACAAAAAAATGCGGCGGTGATATTTATACTATCACTTTAAAAAATGGAGCAGAACAGTTAGGAGAAGTGGATGAATCTCTCGTGCCAAAAAAATATTTTGAAAAAGTTCCTGCTACTTTAAAATTAGATAGGAAAAAATTATTGGCTGATGCCAAAGTAAAAAAAATTAAAGGTGTTGGGCCTTTAAGAAAAACAAGTTCCTTATTAATTAGATAAAAAAGGAGAAATAATAATGATTCATGTTTATGAAAATTTATATATTGATGTTGACCCATGTCAATATATCTTAAGAGAAGATACAGGAACTAAACTCAAAACGAAAACTAGAGAATATGTCAAATGGAGAGATTTGGGATATTATGGTACGCTTCCTGCGGCTATTCATGCGGCTGTAGAAGAACTTACAAGACGTAAACTTAAGAAAAAAACTTATGAATTAAGTGAAGCTATTATTATTATTAAAGAAGAACATCAGCGGTTGACCAAAATTATTAACGAAAAACTTAAATATTAAACCCGGTGTGTCAGCGCCGGGAACTTGATAGGTAATCTTCTTAATATAATTGATTTGATTAAAGATTGTTTTAAAAACTTGAATAACTTTATTATTAGACAGAAACTTCAATTCGCAAAGTAAAATTTAAAACAAAAAAGAACAACCAGGTCAGTGGTTGCTCTTTAAACAGTAATAAGTTTTTCTTTGGCAATATAAGTCAAATAGTAAATATATTCTATAAAGTAAATTTAAAAAAATTTATGCTCTTGTGTCATTATAGCAGTGATAGCTTTGACTTTTTCATCCGATAATTCCGGGTGATTACAAATCATTTCAACTATCTTAATTTTAGAATGGTAGTGCATTCCCCAAATAGCTATATTGACAATTGAAAAAAATAAGCGCCCGGTTGGACGCTTATTTTTTTATTTTACGAATTGAAGGAATAAAAAAATAAACAATTGACAAAACATATTAAATATGGTATATTATTTATATAATACTATAGTAAAAAAGTATTTGATGAAAAGAGCAGAATAAATGATTGATGCTAAAAAATTAACTAAACAATTAACTATAGATAATTATAGAGATATAGCTTTAGCATTAGGAGCGACAATTGACCATGAAAATGATAAAGAAATATTGTTTTCTAATATTTGTCATGAAAAAAATCCAGATGGATTAAAGAATAAACTTTATTTTTATAAAAACAAAAAATTCTTTTTATGTTATCATTGTAGTGTATCTTATACGGCTTATAGCCTAGTACAAAAAAGAAAAAGAATTTTAGGAGAAACGTATAGCTTTCCTGATGCTTTAAAATTTGTATGTGATGTATGTCATATTCCTTATGATAATATAGAACGTATTCATAAACAAACTACTAAAATATATGATTGGGAAGAAGATTTAGGAAGATATATTAGAATAAAAAATGGTGAATCTTTATTGCCAATTTATGATAAAAATATATTAGATTTTTTTCCAAAAATATATCATCAATCTTTTATAGATGATGGAATTAGTATCCCAACAATGGAAATGTTTGGAATATGTTTTTATCCTTATGCGCAACAAATAGTAATTCCCGTATTTGATGAAAATGGAAATCTTATAGGATTACATGGAAGAAACTTAATTCCAGAATTAATTGAAGCAGGATATAAATATCTTCCTGTAAAATTAGTAAATGGAGTTGATGAAAAAGGAAACCATGGAACAGAGTTTCGTTTTAATACATCTAATGTGCTTTACGGATTAAATCTAACTAAATCAAATATTGAGTATACAGGAGAAGTTACTTTATTTGAAGCTCCAAAAAGCGTAATGCAGATGAATGATATATTGTTTCTTAATAATACTGTTGGAATGTTTGGAATGAATTTACAGAACAAACGTAGAGATATGTTATTAAAATTAGGAGTGAATAAAGTTAATATAGCTTTAGATAAACAGTATGAAACTATATATGATGAAAATGGAGAGCTTACAGAAAAATTTATTTTATGGAAAAAGAAAGTATTAGCTATAGCTGATAAATTTAAAGGATTTGCAGAAGTAAATGTAATATATGATGCAGACGATAATTTTCCTTTACTAAAATATAAAGATTCTCCGTCTGATAGAGGCAAAGAAATTTGGAACCAATTATATGAAAATAAGGAGTGTATAGATGAAAGAGAAAGCGAAGAATTTAAACAATACTGTAAAAATAGAGAAAGAAGTAATTAGTTTAAAAGATATATTAGAAATAAAAATAGTTAATGCTTTAATGCCTTTATTTTTTACTAAAGGAGAAATTAATAGAGCAAGATATTTTTTTGAAATAATATTTTTTATTATTATTTCTCCATTGCTTTTAGTAAGTATAATAACTTTTAAAGTATGTGACTTAGTAGTTTATTTATATGAGAAATTTTTTAAAGAAAGGAAAGATAAGAATGAAAGAAATTAAAAAAGAAAAAAGTATTTCAGTATACAGGAAAGTATATTCCAGAAAAAGTAAAACGTCCACATTTTTTTCATAGATGCTTTTAAACGTAAGACGTTATATTTTGTAGGAGATACTTTTATGATAAAAAACAATTTTAAATATATAGATAGTTTTTTGCGAATTCATGAAATTATCTATGTGGGAGATTATATAGTAGAAGATAAAGAAGATATAGTTCATATGATAAGAAAAAAAGAATTTGAAAACAATTATAAAATTGTAGATTGAGAGAAAAATGACAAAAGAAGATTATATTAAAAAAATACAAGAATTATCATTATTTCATTCTAACGATTATCAAGAATTAAAAACTTTGAACGAAAAAGAATTAAAAGAACTTTTTCATATTCTTTGTTTAAAAATTGCCAGAACAACAATTTGTTTTATGTAAAGGAGAAAAATTATGCCAGTATTTATACCAAAAGAATTAGAAAGGGAAGAGGAAGAAAACAATGAAGAAATCGGAATAGAAAAAGAAAAAAAGAGAAAAAGACGTACAAAAATTAATAAAACATTATAAAAATAATAGAAAAAAATATAAATATTGGGAAAATTTTTGTTGACTTAAAAGAATAAGTATGATATAATATAGAAAAAGAAAGGAAACTATGTTATGTCAGATGCAGGATTTATATTAAATGCAACTAATGAATTATACAGAATATTTGATGCTTTAAATGAAAATTATTTTGATGGTAAATTACCAAAAGTTGTAATTACTATTCAATCTTCGGTTAAAGCATATGGACATTTTTCTAGTGATAGATGGAAAAATAAAGCGGAAGAAAATGAAATCATTCCAGATAAGGAAGTAGAAGTAGCTAAAGATAAAAAAGAAATAATAAAATATCATGAAATAAATATTGCGGCAGAACATTTAAAGCGTAATATTTACCATTTATGTGCTACACTACAACATGAAATGATTCATCTTTATTGTCATATTAATGATATTAAAGATACATCAAATGGGAATGTTTATCATAACAAAAGATTTAAAAGGGAAGCTGAATTAAGAGGATTGTATATTGACAGAGCACCTACTATTGGTTGGTCATTAACTGAACCTACAGAAGAATTTATGGATTTTGTAGAAAGTATAAAAGTTAAAAAAGAACTTTTTAGTTTCTTTAGAAAAATTTCAGTTAAAGTTCCATCAGAAAAAGACCCTGGCAAAAAAACTACTAAGTATACATGTCCTGGTTGTGGTGAAGCAGTAAGAGGGCCGTTAGGATTAAATATATTATGTAAGGACTGTAATTTAACTATGGAGCCTAAAGACCATAAAGGAGAAGAAGATGATTGAGAGAATTGATTGTACAGTTAAGAAAACTTTTGATTATTATGGATATCCATTTTTTAAGAACAATAAAATTGTTATCTTAAATAATGAAGGAAGAATTCAGAACAAAACAGAAAAATACACTTTGAAACTTAACGATTCTATTTCAGCTTATGATTTATATGTAAGCTGGAAGGATAAAAGGTGGATATGATGAAATATAATTATCCTTCACCCATTTGTGAGTATTGTAATTATACAGAATATGGGTTAAGCCCAATGCCTGGATATCCCACTCCTTCTTGCGAAGGAATGAATTGTAAAAAAGCATTAGAAGAATATAATAAAGAAAATCCAGATGATGCTTTTAATACGATTGAAGAATCGTTTTAAAAATAAATTTAAAAAATAAAAAACTAAAGGAGATTTAAAAATGAACACAAACAAAAACAAGACAGTTTCCACAATTCCATGCAACAACGTAGCTCATTTAATCGGAGAATTGAAAGAAGATTTTACTTTCAATCATATTTGCAGAGGAATGAAAATGTACAGTTCCGTTATTGCGGTAAGACGAGATAGTGGAGTTGAAGATATTCTCCCTATTATGGTTCCAAAGGAAGTTGTAAAAGAATTCAAGAAAACTGTTAAAAATCCTGTAGGAGCCGTAGTAGAAATTAAAGGAAGATTATCTTCTTTTAATGAAAGACTTCCTGAGCGTATTAGGCTTCGTATTTTTATTAAGGTTAAGACTTTAACTTTAATGGCAAAAGATACTAAGCATGTGAATGAAATTAGCTTAAGAGGCTATATTTGCAAAGAAGTGAATTATCGTACAACACCAGGAAAAACTGATGAAAAAGGAAATATTATTAAAAAGCCAAGTCGAATTACTGACATTCTTTTGGCAATCAATAACAAAGCTCTTAAGACTTCTTATTATATTCCCTGTATTGCCTGGAACAAAGAAGCCGACCATGCATCTTATTTAAAAGTAAGTGATAAGATTGCAGTTAAGGGCCGTATGCAGAGCCGGGAATACCGCAAAGAAATTTTTGTTCAGCCTGACAGCAATGAAAAGAAAGTAAACAATGACCGCCAGTTTGAAACCCGTGTAGCTTATGAGCTTTCAATCAACACGTTAAGCGAGGTTATAGGGGATGTAGAAGTAGGAGAGGCAGAAGTTACCGTGGCTACCGATTCAGACAGCTTTAACCTGTAAATACCAAGTTGTAACCAGATATAAGAAAGGTACTCTAACCACAGAGTACCTTTCGTCATATAGCGAGGAAAATAATGGAAATAAAAGAACTTGTGCCTGATTTAGATATCAGTAAATGGATTGAACAATATTTAAAAGTATATGGAATAAAAGATATACAAGAATATCTTTATCCTACTTTCAAATATGTAGAATCTCCAAATGTTTATGATGGAATGGAAGAAGGATACAATCTTATTATTAATACTTTAAACAAGGAAGGCAACATAGGTTTTATACAAGATTGTGATGTGGACGGAATTTGTTCATGTGCTTGTTTGTATAAATATCTTTTAGATTTATTACCCGATGAAGAACAGAAACGATTAAAGATTTATTTTCATTCAGATAAAAAACATGGAATTACAGAAAATGCGATTTCTTGGGCTATAGAAAATCAAATATCTTTATTGATAGTTCCAGATGCAGGAAGTAATGATTATGTACAACATATGGATTTAAATTTCTTGAATATTGATGTTCTTATTATTGACCATCATGTAATTGAGCCACGTCCCAAATATATGCAGGAGTATAAAAGCAATTATAAAACTGTAATCATTAGTAATCAAAAAGGATGGGTGAAAAATAAAGCATTAAGCGGAACAGGAGTAGTAGCTAAATTTCTTAAATATATTGATGAAAAAGAAAACATGAAATGTAGTGCTAAATATGCAGATTTAGTGGCACTAAGTTTAGTATCTGATAGTTGCGATATGACCAGCCAAGAAAATAGGGATTTCTTTTTATTTGGAACCAATAAAATAAATAACCCTTTTCTAAATTATCTTGCAGAAAATATGATATGGAAAAAAGATGATGATGGAGAAATAATTCTTAATCAATATACATTTGGATTTAATATTTGCCCCTATCTCAATGCTGTTTGTAGAGGAAATAATCAACAATTAAAAAAAGAATTATTTTATGCTTTTGTGGGCTATGTATATAAAAGAATAGAATCCGGTGAAATTTATATTGAAACATTTGTTCCCTATAATTCTATAGAGGAATATGAGCCGTTATTAGAGCGTTTAAAGGAGGAAAAAGCTTACCAGGATAAAATGGTCGATAAGGCCCTTCAAAACGGGCAGATTTGTCTTGTACGAAGTTGTAGCGATATCCCAGTGTTAGGAATTATGACGCTTACTGACCCTGATTCATTTTCGTATACAGGTCTTATAGCCAATAAACTCAAAAGAGAATATGAATGTAGTATATTTGTTATTCATGAATCTAAAGATATAAATAAATATACTGGTTCTTGTAGAGCGGATATAAATACTTTAGAATTATGTCAAAAGAGCAGTTTATTTGAATTGGCTTCTGGACATGAAGCGGCACATGGAGTTATTTTTCAAAAAGATAAATTAGAAAATATAAAAGAATATTTTCAAAAAGAATGTATTAATCAAGAGAAATTTAAAATTCCTGTTGTTAAAACTTATATGCTTTCTATGGATAATATACCTAAATCTTTATTTGGATTTGCTGATGAATGGGATTTTTTATGGAATAATAAATTTGTAAAACCTGTATTTAATATAGATTCTATTTGTATTAATTCTAAAGATATACAAACTATGGGTAAAGATAAAAATACTATTAAGTTTAAAAAGGATGGTATAGAATTTATTAAGTTTAAAGTCACAGAAGATGAAAAAGCAGAATTATTCTTAAATGAAGATAAAGACTTAGTATTAAATACTATTTGTAATCTTACTACAAATGAGTGGCATGGAAGAATTACTTTACAGGCCATTATAGAAATAATGGAAATAAATTATGAAATAAAAGAAAAAGATAGTAAACCTTTAACTTGGGAGGATGTGTTTGGATAAAAAATATAACATACAATTAATTATTTTATAATATTTTTTAAAATTTATTTAAATAATGGTCAAAAACATTGACTTTAATATATAAATATGATATAATATTTATATGATATTTTAAAGAAAGGTAATAATTTAATTGGGTAATATAAAATTATGGGAACTATGTATAGATGAATATATTTCAGATTATGCATATCCTTACTATAAAGGTTATATTACTAAAGATAAATATTTTAAATGTAGTTTAATAGATAAAGAAATTGTTGAACAATATACATGGAAAATAGACCATAATGGATATTTAGCCACAAAAATAAATAATAAAAATGTTTATATGCATAATTTATTAATTGGAGAATTATTGGTTGACCATGCTAACAATGATAGAACAGATAACAGAAGATGCAATTTACGTAAATGTACATTCCAAGAAAATAATAGAAACAGAAGTAAAGCTGTTAATAATACTTCTGGAATTATAGGAGTTTCATGGAAACAAAAGTCTAATAAATGGAGAGCCTATATTGTTATTGATGGTAAACAAAAGCATTTGGGAGAATATAGTGTAAAAGAACATGCTATAAAAGCCAGATTAAAAGCCGAAGCTGAATGGTTTGGAGATTATTCTCCACAAAGAAATTTGTTTAAAGAATATGGAATTGAATATAATTTAGAGGAATGAAAATTATCAAAAAAATAAAAGAAAAATATAAGAAGGAGATAAAATAATATGGTTAAGGAAACATCTGTAAAAAAATCAATAAATTGGGAAGAAGTATTAGTTCCTATTGATAGTGAAGCAATGACAGGAAATTATGAAATAAATTCTAAAAAAATGAGAGAAATTAAAACAAATAATCATTGGAATTCTATTATGAAATTATTAAAAAATGAAGCAAAAATGATTATTGATGAAGATGGATTTTCTCATTTTAAATTAGAATTAAAAGATTATTTAACATTAGATGAAAGAATTAAATTACAAAATTTAGGATACGGAGTGTTTAAAGCTCCAAAAGAAAAACCTTATTTTTCTCAGCATGGAGACAGATTTATGATTGATAACCCTGTCAAATATATAATTATGTGGTAACTTAAAAAGGAGGATTAATAATTGATTGATATATATTTTGATAATCATAATCATTCATGTTATAGTAGCGCTTTATTAGGTTTCCCAGATGCAATTACTAGAGTTAATGAATTAATTCAGTACGCATATGACCAAGGATTATCCGGTATATCTATTACTGAACATGAAGGAATATCTTCTCATATTCAAGCTTTAAATTATTACAATAAAATGGAGATGGATAGACCTTTTAAATTAGCATTAGGTAATGAAATTTATTTAATGAACGAAAAAGAAGATAAAGCAAATAGAGAAGGAACTGAATATACTCCTTATTATCATTTTGTTTTAACTGCATTAGATACAGAAGGACATAAACAATTAAGAGAAATAAGTAGTAGAGCATGGCAACATGCTTATACATCTCGTAGGCTTATGCGTAGGCCAACATATTATACCGATATTGAAGAAGTTATAAATGGTAATACAGGACATCTTATTGCCAGTTCTGCTTGTCTTGGCTCTTATCTTGATAAACTTATCTTAACATGGAAGAAGCAGGAACCCGGTTATAAAACAGTACAAGAGAGAATTGACGGCTTTATGACATGGTGTGGTAAAGTGTTCGGCTTCACTAATTTCTACCTTGAAATACAGCCTTGTAAAGCCGATAATACTGACCAGCTTATAGTAAATGAAACTATGAAAGAACTTTCTCAACAATATGGTTTTAAAATTATAGCTACTACTGATACACATTATCTCAATAAAGAATCGGCATTATACCATAAAACTTTGCTTAATTCTAAAGAAGGAGATAGAGAAGTAGATTCTTTTTATGCAACTACTTATCTTATGTCTCCCAAAGAATTAAGAGAATACTTACAAATCACATTTACAGATAAAGAAATTGATGAAATTTTTAAGAACAGTAATGAAATAGCTGATAGAGTGGGAACTTATGATTTAAAACATATGCCTATGATACCAGAAATTCCATTAGATAAATTGCCAGAATTTAAAATTACTCATAGATATAGAAAATATTATAATAAATATGAGTATTTTAAATATTACGCTTATTCTGATAATATTCAAGACCAGTATTTTTTCTATCGCATAGAAAAAGGATTAGAAAAACTTATTGAAAGTAAACCACAAAAGAATTTAGAAACATATATTGATAGAATTAATAAAGAAGCAAAAGAATTAAAAGGATTAAGTGAAATATTTAAATCTCATATGGCGGCTTATTATACTAGTGTAAGCAGAATTGTAGAAATAATTTGGGAATCAAATAGTTTTTGTATGCCATCCAGAGGTTCAGCTTTTGGATATTTAACATGTTATTTATTAGAAATTACACAAATTGACCCTGTACCTTTAGGCGACTATGCTCCATATTGGAGACACCTAAGTACAGAAAGAGGTATTGAGATTCCAGATTAACTTCAATAGTCTGGCTATATGGTGACATATAGAAAATAAGATGGTGAACCTAGAAATCTAGGGTGTACAATTCACGTTTAGGAATCATAGGAAATGATGATTAGGAATTGTGCTAACAGGGGAAGCCTAAACTTTAAAAAGCATGGTAATCCTGTGGTAAGCGGCGCAAGTAATAAGAATATATAGAAAGGAAATTAAAAAAAGAATAGAAAAAATAATTGATAAGTTTGAAAAATACAGTGTTACAGAAGATGGAAAAGTAATTAGTCATAAATATAAAAATCCTAAAGTATTAAATGGATTTGTTAATAAAGGCGGTTACAAATATGTGGACTTAAGTAAGGATAATAAAGTGTATAGAAAAGGAGTTCATCAATTGGTAGCTATGACATTTGTTCCTGGATGGTTTGAAGGGGCTGTAGTAAATCACAAAGATGCAAATACACTTAATAATCATTACACCAATTTAGAATGGGTAACTCAAAAAGAAAATATAAATAAAAGTTATGAAACATCAGGAATAAATGCAGTAAGAAATTATTTATATTATATAATAGTTTATCCTAATGGTAACAAAAGTCCAAAATTAAAAGGTAGCACTGAGGTAAAGAAATATATTGATTCTCATAATTTAGATGTTTCACATTCTATGTTAATGAGAAGGGGTTATAGTAGAAATTTCAAACTTATTACATTGCGCTGAAACTCAAACGACTAAGTGGCAAAAGGTGAAATTCCTTTTGTCCTGTGCCATCCTCTTGTTATTAAAACAAGATGAAGATATAGTCTACTCCCACATTTGAAATAAAATGTGTTAAAGTACTGGGAAACCAGGGGTATAAAGGATTGACCTTGATTCTCAGAATACAAAAAAGCAAATTATTGCACACAACATTGCAAAATTCTGGGGATTTGATAAGGTTTTAAAAGTGGCTACATTTTCTGAAATGACTTCTAAAACAGCAGTAGAAAAATCTTGTAAAGGTTTAGGAATTTCTGATGATGTAGCAGGGTATCTTAAATCTTTAATACCTGTAGATAGAGGTATGATATGGAGCCTTAAAGATTGTTTAGAAGGAAATCCAAAAAAAGAAAGAAAACCTGTAAGAGATTTTATAAATGAAATTAATAAATACCCTGGTCTTAAAGAATGTGCTTTAGCTTTAGAGGGTATTATTGTTGGTAGAGGACTTCATGCCGCAGGATTAATTATCTCTAATGAACCTTATACTAATTATATTTCTTGTATGAGAGCACCCAATGGAGATTTATGTACTTGTTATGATTTACAGGATTGTGAAGATTGTGGAATTGTTAAAGTAGATATGCTCACCGTAAAAGCCAGCGATAAGCTTAGAACTACAATGGATTTATTAATTGAGCATAATTATTTAGAGTGGCAAGGAACTTTGAAAGCCACATATGACAAATATTTACATCCTGATGTTATTAATTATGATAATCCTGCAATGTGGGGTATTATTAAAGATATTTATTCTTTATTTCAGTTTGATACTCCTGTATCAGTAAATGCTATTAATGTAGTACAGCCAAAAAATTTAATGGAGTTATCAGCCACTAATTCTATTTTGCGATTAATGGGTAGTGGAGAATCTACAGAAACACCTTTACAAAGATATGCTAGATATGCTGATATAAAAGAGTGGGAAAAAGATTGTCATGCTTATGGATTGACAGAAGAAGAAATGGATGTTATACGGCAATATTGTTCTGATTCTCGTATGCTTCCAGAATCCCAAGAGAAAGTTATGCTTATCTCTATGGATAAAAGAGTGGCAGGATTTAGTCTTAAACAGGCTAATAAATTAAGAAAAGCTATTGCTAAAAAAGACCCAGTAGTGTTAGAAGAAACTAGAATTATGTTCTTTGAACATTGCGCTAAACAGGGATGTCGGGAATTATTTGCGAATTATATATGGTATGAATTGTTTGGTATGAGTTTCGGCTATGTAAAAATGGTCATGATTTGTGAACCCTACCAGGGGTGTGTTGCATAGAAGTGCAATGCTAACGGTATCAGTTGAATAAGACTGCTGTACAAGAGTTACAACTAGATTACAGCATAAAAAAAGACGAAGCAACTGACTAAGAGATTCTAAGGTCTATATTAAGATATATAGATAGCTGATAATACCGTGTCAAGCTTTATAATAAATATAAAGAAGATGTAGAGACTATTCCGTAAGGAAGTACGCTAACTATTGGTAAGTTAGTGGAAGTGCAAATCTACAAAGTTAAAAATGAATGAATGATGAATGAATGGAATTATAAGAATAATAAGGAAAGGAGGAAAAATATGAAGAACTCACCAAAAATGGAAATATGGAAAGAGATTGAGGGAAGTAAAGATTATTATATAAGTAATTTAGGCAATATAAAGCATAACAAAAAGAATATAAAATCTTACAAAAATAATAATACTGGATACATGGGAGGTAATTTAAAAGGACGTAATTATATGGTTCATAGATTAGTAGCGTTTGCTTTTTGTGAAAATCCTAAACCAGAACAGTATAAAGAAGTAAATCATATTGATGGAGATAAAACTAACAATAAAGCTACCAATTTAGAATGGGTAGATAGAAAACTTAATATGATTCATGCTTCTGCTATGGGATTAATTGATAGAGATAGTGAAAAACGTAAAGAATCTTGTAGAATTAATCAACTTAAAGCTACAGAATCTAATAGTAGAAAATGTGTAGAATATGATGAAAATGGAGAATTAGTTAAGATTTATAATTCTTATAATGATGAAAATAAAGATACTGTAAGGATGTATCGTTTATCTTATAAAAATCATTATTATAGAGATTATAATATTTTAATTGAGAGATATGCAAAAATTCCTAGTCAAATAGATGTAGAAAGAATAAAAGCTGTCAATGATAATAAGCCTAAAAAATATACTTCTATTAAGAATAATGAAGTAAACACTTATACTTCTATTGCTACATTACCTATAACTAGAGAACAACTTTGGTTTTGTTTTAGTAACCAAGTTCCAGATAATGAAGGTAGAATGTGGAATATCGAAAGAGGTAAAAGTTATAAAGCTTATTCAGAAGAAACTATGAGTAAAGCATTAGATTTATTAAAAACTCATACTTATGATGAAGTAGCTGAAATGACAGGGATTACTAAATCTACATTGGTTAGGAATAATCCTAATAAAAGGAAATTAAATCGTAATAAATAAGTAATTGTTGTTTTTATTTTTATAATAACATTCATTCATTTTTTAATTTTTGTAAAGATATAGTCCTCAATAGTTCATATGTTTATGGAGTGCATATGTTGTAGAAATACAATTAAAACTATTGAAATTCCTTCTCCCAACTCCATTCGTACGCTTACTCAGTAATTGGATTACAGGAACTTAATGTAAATTACTTCTTTCCTCCTGTATTTTGGGCTTGTGCCTGTTTAACTGTAGAATCTTCATCAACAGAAGAAAATGAAGATGAATACGAAGATTTAGAAAGAAAGAAAAAGAATACTGGAACTAATTATGAAAAAATGGCAAAAGCTATTTATCGTATAAAAGATTATCGTATAAATACATTGCCACCAGATATAAATAAATCAGACTTATCCTTTACTCCTTTAGTAGACGAAAGTTTAATTCTTTTTGGATTAGGTGGAATTACTAAAATGAATAGGGATGTTGTCAAAGATATTATGAGCGGCAGACCTTATAATTCGTTCAAAGAATTTTATGATTATCAGAAGAATTTATTAGTTCCCACGGGAGAATTGGACGAAAAAGGAAATATGATTTATAGAAAAAGTTTAGTTACAAAAAGTATATTTGCCACTTTAATTAAAGCTGGTTGTTTCGATTCATTATGTGATGATAAGATATTAATGCTTAAATGGCTTATATGCTGGGAGAATCCAGCTAAGACAACTCTTACTATGGCTAATCTTTCTAAATGCTTAGAATTGGGTTGTACGCTTCCTAAACACCTTGTTAAAGTATATAACTTTAGAAAATATGTAGAAAGTCCTAATTTCTTTTATCGTAAGAATGAGAAATTTAAGACTAAAAAAGATTATATACTTGAGGATAAATTTGCTAGACCATTCTTTGAGGAACATTATATTAATGACCTTACAGAAGGAAAAGATTTTTATTACGAGAATGATATGCTTATTGTTATTGATAAATCTTTGGATAAAGTTCTAAAACCAGAATTAGATGAATTAATAAGCTATATTAATAATCCATCTTTAGTAGAAGAATATAATAAGAAATATTGGCAACAAGAATATATGAATCTGGTAAAGTATGAAAATATTCCTAAATGGAGTATGGAAACCATTTCTTTTTATCCAGATAAGCACGAACTTACAGGTATTGATTTTGAAGAATATAATATTAGTCATTATCAAGATTTACCCACATCTCCTATTTTTGTAGAAAAAAGTAGTAAGAATGGGAAAAGAAAATGGAGACAATACGACCTTTCAAGAATATGTGGTGTGGTATTAAGTCGTAACGACAGTAAACATTTTATTAATCTTCTTACACCAGATAATGATGTAGTTATGGTTAAATTTAATGAAGGACAGTATGCTTACTATAAAAAAAGTATTAGTGAAACAGAAGAATTTGACGAAGATACTAATTGGTTTAAAAAAGGTACACTACTTATGATATCAGGATATCGTAAAAGTGAAGATGATGAAGAAGAATTTATAGCAAAGAAATATAAAAATTCTGTCTTTACGCATAGTGTAATAAAAATTCGTAATGTAAATCCTGATTTAAGTTTATCATTACAATTTGAAAGGGCAGATAGAGAGGAAGAATAAATGGGTAGAAACAAAGTTATTTTATTTCCATCAGAAAGTTGTGTCAATTGCGATAAATGTATTTATGATAAAAGAACAGGAAAAGATATATGTATTGTAAATTTTGAAACTATCGAAGCAAATAAACACAAACAATGCAAAAGATATAGTAATAATAATAAAAAAGCATGGAGAAAGAAAATTTAATCATAAAAATTTAAATGATTAATAAAAACAGCCTCTTAATCAGAGTATAGATTTAAGAAGCTGTTTTTTATTTGGAGAATCTATTGACTTTTATATATAAATATGTTATTATTTTACTAAGGTATTATGAATGAAAGGAGTATAAAATGGAAACACCAGATTATATGGAGCTTAGTTCCGAACAAAAAGAAATCGTAAACAATAATTATGGATTAGTAATTAGTTATTTACAAAGTCATAAAATACCTTTTGAAGAAGGTCATGGCCCAGCATGTATAGGATTATGTAAAGCAGTTAAAACATATAATCCAGAAAGAGGAAAATTAAGTACCATTGCTTATCTTCTTATGAATAGTGAATATATTAGAACTATTCGTAGGATAAAACAAAAAAACTTTGATAAATCTGTTTTAAGTTTAGAACAACCAGCCTATGCTTCTCCTGATTTAGAAAATTTAACTATTGCTGATACATTAGGCAGTTATGATAATATGGAGGGATTAGAAGGATATACGGATTTAATGAGTATATTAAAAACATTTATTCCTTCTTTAAATTCTATACAGAAAAAAATATTTTACTTAAGAGTTATGGAAGGATTAAACAATCCTGAAATAGCTAAAAGAATAACAGAAGAAGAATTAACTTCTATTGATGTAAATAGAATTTATGCCAGACAGATAATTCCCAGACTAAAAAATCATATGAAAGCGAATGGATATGAATGTAAATATTTAACAAAAAAATTACGTAACAAAAAGAAAGAAGGAGAATAATGGATAGATTTATTGAAGGAATTAAATGTACTATTATTAGAGAAATATATTCATCTAATAATTACAGAACTTTTGCGTGTCTTTTAGATAATCCCAAAGATGAAAACCAAATAACTCTTAATAAGTATGGGAATTTTACTATATCAGGGGATTTATCCTATCTTAAAAATGGAGAATCTTATACACTGGATTTAAAACAGGTCAATCATCCAAGATATGGAATTCAGTACATGGTAGAAAGAGTGAAAGATTATGAAATAGTAAAAGACTTGGATGAATTAAGTGTAGAACAGTCCAAAGAAATACTTACCAAATTTACTACTGAAACTCAGGCCAACACATTATTAAAAGAATATCCTAACTTTATTTCCATGGTAATAAATGGAAAGACTAATGAAATAGATGTTAAGAAATTAAAAAACATCAAAGAATATAGACTGAACTGTTATATCAGAGAAATTAACACAAGATTTAAATATTACTACATTTTAATTCATCATAAAAACTATGATTTAACTATTGGAGAATGCCAGGAATTAGATAATGTATATGGCTCTGTAGAAGCTGTAGAGGAAGCTATTGATAAGGAACCTTATTCAGTTCTTATAGATATACTGCATAGAGAATTTTTAAGAACAGATAAATTACTTATGAAAATACGACCAGAATTAAAAGAAACTTCCAATCGTATTGAACACATTGCGCTTCATATTTTAAGTCTTAATGAAGAAGATGATAACACCTATATGGATGCAAATACAATGGCAGGTTTTTGCGCTGAAATAGATAAAGATTGTATCCAGTATATCAAAAAAATCTGTATAGATAGTCAAAAAATTTGGTATGACGATGATACTAAACGTATTGCTAAAGCAGATACTTATATAGCAGAATCTACTATAGCTGATTACTTTACAGATATCTTATGTAATCAAGATGAAGTGTGGGATTTTAATTGGAAGAATTATACTGAAATCAAAGATGGTACATTAACGGACGAACAAAGCGAATTACTTCATATGATATGTAAAAATAGAATAGTAATCCTTAACGCTGGCGCGGGGCGCGGCAAAAGTTCTTCTATGATGGCATTGGTTAATATGTTAGAAGATAATGGAAAAACATATTCTATGTTCGCACCTACAGGTAGAGCCGCTAAAAGATTAGCTGAACAAACCCATAGAAAAGCTTCAACTGTTCATAAAGGGTGTTCTCAAGCACAAGCTGATGGCGGTATAGATTCAGATGTAATTATATGTGATGAATGGTCTATGTATGGATTGGAACATATGATGATGTTAATTAAAGCTTGTTCTAATCCTAATGTAAGATTTGTATTTAGTGGAGACATTCATCAGCTTCCATCAATTGCTTTGGGTTGTATTATGAGAGATTTTATAGAAAGTGGTATTATTCCAATTATTACTCTTACTATTACATTTAGATATAAAGAAGGTGGATTATCAGCAATTGTTGATGATATTTACAATAAACTTCCCATACATGAAAAACTTAATTTTGAAAATGGAATTAAATGTGTATTAGGAACTAATAAAGATTATACTTTTATAAAAAGTAATGGAACAACAGAACAAATTTTGGACGTTTATATGGAAAAAATAAATCAAGGTATTAAACCTATTGATATCGCTGTTATTACTCCATGGAACGTAAAAGATTTTGGAACTTACAAAATCAACAATCTCATTCAATCAGCTATTAACCCGGCAAGAAAGAACGAAAAAGTTGTAGAAAGAAACGTAAAAGAATGCACTATCACTTTTCGTAAGGGAGATATTGTAATGAATACTCAAAACAATTACCATGTTCCTACTTATGAATCTTATAAAAATATCTTAGAACAAACCGGAGAAGTAGACTTAAGCCTTGCTCAAGAGACTGTAGGAGTGTTTAATGGAGATATAGGTAAAATCCTGGAAATTGATGCTAACAACGTTCTAATCATCCAGTTTGATGAAAATATGGTAGTGTTCCAAGAAAGCGATTGTAACTCACTTGTACTGGGTTATGCTGGAACCATCCATAAATATCAAGGCTCTCAATGTCCTCATATTATTCTTCTTACTATGAAGTGCCATGAGAGAAGTTTCAATAACAATCTTCTTTACACGGGAATTTCTAGAGCATCTCAAGAAACTACTCAGATAGGAGATTTAAGTACTGTAGAAAATTGTATCGCTATTGATGGAAACGAAAATAGACAAACTCAATTGAAAGATTTTCTGCTTAAGAGTTATAAATTAAAAACTTTACAAAAAGAAGTTATGAATAACGAAGAAACGGAGGATGATACATTTTGGACAGCAGTGTAAAATTTTTAAAATGCTTGAAAGATGTAAGTTTGCCAAATCCAAAGGGGAAAGATTTTGCCCCTTTGATAATATGGACAAAAGGAAAGTATTATAAAATCCTTCATGAATCTGATAAATATATCTGTCCCATGAATAATCTTTTAATTACAACGGAAAACAATGATAATATAGGGGCTATAGAAAATTTAATTCTTTTGGAAAAACCAAACAAAAACCGAGTCCCTTTAAATTTTATTGTGCTGACCAAAGAAGAAGTATCTCAAGAACAGGATATGGATAAAAAGTAGTAAAAGAAAGTATAAGACACTAAATCATTATAGACTGACAATTCCTCACCTAAAGACTTTTTAACTTTAAATCTATTTTGTACTAAGCGAAAATATTAGATTTATTTATTGACAAACTATATATTGTGGTGTATAATAGAAATGTGCCTACATCTTGTGTACTACTCAGATAGGCACATTTTTATATCACTTGTATCCTTATTAGTATATTTGCCCATATATGATACAAGAATTATAAAAATTAAAAATAAATTTTAAAAAGGAGATATAAGAATGAAAGTAAAAGAAGTAGAAAGACAGGTTATTAAAAGAGATGGAAGGAAGGTAAGTTATGATGTAGAACGTATAATCACAGCTATAATTAAAGCTTTTAAAGAAACACGTAAAGATTTTATAGAAAATCGCATTCAGTACGAAAAAGATATAAACCACATAGTTTTTTATGTGGAAGAAAACTTAAAAAAGAAAAAAATATATACGGTAGAAGAAATACAAGATGTAGTAGAGCGCACATTAATGAAATCTAAGTACAAAGATGTAGCAAAAGCCTATATTGTTTATCGTAACAATCGTACTCTTGCCAGGGGAAGTATTACAGATAAAGATGTTATGGAATTATTAGGTAATAAAAGTGAATACTGGACTTCTGAAAATTCAAATAAAGATAGCAAAGTAGTAACAGTTCAGCGTGATTATTTAGCTGGTATTACTTCTACAGATATTGCTAGAAGATTTTTATTGCCCCCAGAAGTATGTAAGGCTCATGATGAAGGTATAATTCATCAACATGATATGGATTATATGGCCCAGAAAGCACTTCATAACTGTTGTTTATGTAATCTTGAAGATATGTTAAACTTTGGTACAGTTATTAATGGAGTAGCTATTGATGCACAGAAACGATTAAGCACAGCCGTGACAGTAGCAACTCAGATAATTACTGCTGTTTCTTCTAGCCAATATGGAGGAATCACTATTACTTTAACCCATTTAGCTCCTTTTGTCAGAAAAAGCTATGAAATTTATTACGACAAATATAAAAAAAGAGGTTTTAATGAAGAAGATACAATTAAATGGGCCGAAGAAGATTTAAAGAAAGAAATCAAAGATAGTGTACAGACTTTCAATTATCAGATAAATAGTATGAGTACCACTAATGGTCAGGCTCCTTTCCTTACAGTTTATATGTATATTAATGAAGATAAAGAATATGAAAAGGAAACAGCTTTACTTATCGAAGAATTTTTAAAACAGAGAATAAAAGGAATGAAAAATGAAAAGGGAGTTTATATTACTCCTGCTTTTCCTAAACTGATTTATGTATTGGATGAAAACAATATAGAAGAAAATTCTCCTTATTGGAATTTAACTGTATTGGCGGCTAAATGTACGGCTAAACGTATGGTTCCAGATTATATTTCAGCAAAGAAAATGAGAGAATATAAAAATGCAGTATATGCATGTATGGGATGCAGGTCTTTCCTTACACCTGATAGAACAACAGAAAATTATAGTAAATGCAATAATTGGGAAAAGGGAAATAAGTATTATGGAAGATTTAATGCCGGGGTTACAACTATTAATTTAGCTGACCTTGCATTATCATCTGGTGGAGATTTTAACAAATTCTGGGAATTATTTGAAGAAAGAACAGAGCTTTGTCATTTAGGATTAAAGGCCAGATTAAAAAGATTGGAACAGGTTACTTCTGATGTGGCCCCTATCTTATGGCAGAACGGCGCATTGGCACGTTTGAATAAAGAAGAAGGATTATACGACTTACTTCATCATGGTTACTGTACGGTATCATTAGGTTACGGGGCTTTATACGAATGTGTAAAATATATGACAGGGCATTCACACACTGATGGAGCAGAAGGTGAGAAATTTGGCCTGGAAGTTATGCAGAAACTTAATGATAAATGTGCTCAGTGGAAAGCGGCAGAAGATATAGATTATTCTGTATATGGTACTCCATTAGAAAGTGGAACTTATAAATTCGCTAAAAGTCTTAAGAAAAGATTTGGTGAAGATGTATTTATAAAACTTGATGGAAAAGACCGAGATTATGTTACTAACAGCTATCATGTTCCTGTATTTGAGCATATTGACCCATTTACTAAATTAGCTATTGAATCCAAGTTTCAGAAACTTTCTCCTGGTGGGGCAATAAGTTATATTGAAACGGCTGATTTAACCGGAAATATAGATGCTGTTTTAACAGTTATGCGTTTCATTTATGATAATATCATGTATGCAGAATTAAATACAAAAAGTGATTATTGTCATGAATGCGGTTATGACGGAGAAATGAAAATCAATTCAAACAATATGACTTGGTATTGCCCTAATTGCGGAAATACTAATCAGGATACAATGAATATAGCAAGACGTACTTGTGGGTTAACTTTATAGGCTCACGTTAAACCATCTAAACTGCGGGGACTTCCTTAAGCTTTAATAACTAAACTTATATAGCAATATATAAGCGGCAAAAAGTAATGTTTTTGGTATAGTAAAATCATTAAAGATTGGATAATCCGCAACGAAACCTCTCATTGAGAGGGACGCTCAACGACTATAATGGTGGAATATTATTTTCTTATATTATAAAATAGAAAATAATATTAAGGGATAGTCTACTCCCACATTTGAAATAAAATGTGTTAAAGTACTAGGAAACTAGGGGTATAAAGGATATAGGAACTCATTATTGGAATTATGGAAGAACAGAAGAAATTAGAGATAGATTTGTTCATTTGGGAGATAATGAAAATTAATTCTAATCTACTTTAAAATAACCTAGTAAAACTCAAATCTAGCCGTTTTAACCCTGTAGCCTAATACTTCTTCATCCAAGGGTATTAAACGGCTAGATTTAGTTTATACGATGTTTTAACCATATAGGAGGTAAAATCATGAACAGTCTTTTTAACGGCCTCGCAATAGAATATCTTAATGGCAAAAAAACAATAAGGTATGCCGCACTTAAAGAAAATGATATAGTAAACGGAGAAAACATATGTGTTTCTTTTTGGACACAAGGATGCCCCTTTCATTGTCCTGGATGCCATAATCCAGAAACATGGAATTTTAACGGAGGAATCGAAGAGACTTTCCAAGAAGTTTTAGATAAAATATTAACAGCTATTCCAAAAAATGGAGTACAAAGAAATTTTTCTGTATTAGGAGGAGAACCTTTATGTAATGAAAATATTCGTTATGTATGGGAAATATTATATTTTGTAAAACAATATTTTCCAAATATAAAAATCTTTTTATGGACGGGATATACAAAAGAAGAAATATTTTCTTTTTCTTCTAAGAAGAAAATTTTTAATAGTCTCACATACGAAGGTTGGTATGAAGATTGGCTTAGAATTAATATTATTAGATTTATTGATGTAATAATAACAGGAAGGTACGAACAAGATAAAAGAGATATCACTCTTAAATTAAGAGGAAGTACTAATCAAGAAATTTTATATAAAAATATTGATTATTAATATGAAATAGGATTAATATTACAGTATATTGATAAGAATTATGAATCAGATATAAATGATTCTGGATTGTAAACAAAAAACCCTCAGTTTCGACATGAACTGAGGGTTTTTGTTTATTTTTGTCTAGTTGTATGCTATAATAGAATAACTATCAAACTTTAATCTAAAATTGTTCTTAATACATAGGAGGAGAAATCCCTATGAATAAAAAATAAGGAGATTTTAGATGATTAAAAAAAGTTTAGACGGAAAACGGTTTTTGTGAATGGGTACGACCGCTTCCATTATGGAAGATGGAACCATGTACCATCATATTATCGCACTCCACCTAGACGAAGATAGTAAAAGTAAAGCTGACCTCTCAGGCAACGAGGGGTTGGCTTTTCTCATTTATACACCCTCTCGGCCCTCTTGTCAACCCCTAAAATTCGCATATACGAACTCACAGTAATAGTTTCATATACAAAAATATTTTTTGTTACGTGATTCCAAGCCGCAACGGAGACAGCCTATTTTACTTTGCGAATTGAAGGTTATATTAAGTTTATATTGACTTATTATATTTTATATAGTATAATTAATATAAATTAATATAAATAATAAATAAAAATAAAAGGAGATTAAAAATATGACTATGATTAATGATTCAACTCCCTTAGTAAATGCTGAAATTATACGTGAAGAAACTGTAGACATTCGCTGGAATAAAATTTATCGTATTATTAACAAAGCTAAAAAGAAAGGATGTTTTCAGTGTTGTACGAAAAAAATAGGGAAATTAACAAATGAAGAATTTTCTAAACTTATATCATTGGGCTATAGGGTTTATTTAAATGAATTTAACTTTAACTCTGACCATATAATAGATTGGAGAGAAAATAAAGGAGAGAAAATAAAAATGAAGAATCCTAATAATCCCTATACTATAGATAATTTTCTTTTGAAAATACCTATTTATAAAGATGCATTTCCCAATGATGAAGAAATAATAAACTGGTATTTAGAACAACTCTATCAAATAGAGTTAGAACTTAAAAGAGAATTAAATCCTAATTATAGATATTCTTTAGAAAAGAAACATACATGTTTATATATTGGATTAACGTCTTTCTATAATAGTAATTATCAGACAATTCAATAAAAATCATTATAAAGTCTGTCAGGGAATGTGCTCATTTTCCTTGACAGACTTAGTATTATCAAGTATAATAAAGATAAATAAAAAGACGAATACTTCTTCATCTATATTATTTTAAACTCTTGTA